CAGCGGTCCCAGCACGTTGAACGAGGCCCGCATCTGCCGGACCAGGTCGTAGGGGGCGAAGGTCGAGGTGATCTGTTTCGCGTCGAACAGGGTCTGCTGGCCGTCGGGACCGTCTGATTCCGTCACCTCGATGCCGAACTGACGCAGCAGTTGGCCCAGGAATTTGGTGTCCGCCAGACGCGGCATATTGGTCAGCCTGAGCGGCTGATCCGTCAGGATGGAGGCGGCCATCAACTTGATGGCGGAGTTCTTGGCGCCGCTGATCGGGATTTCCCCGTGCAGTTCGGCGCCGCCCTGGATGGCGATGCGGTCCATGTCGTCCTTAAGCGGCCGACGAAGCGGGACGCCTCGGCGGATCGGCTATCTAGCAAGGCCGAACGCCGGTGCGAAAGGCCGCGCGTCGATGACTTTCAGTTGCGCTTGTCGTCAGCCGCCGGACGGGCGGCCTTGCGACGCTTCAGGTTGTCGCGCAGAGCCGCGGCCAGACGCGCGGCGCGTTCGGCCTTCGCCTTCGCTTCGGCGCTTTGGGGTTTGTCGGGCGGCGCGCTCATGCGTCCATGTCACCCGGATCAAAACTTTTGCGCAAGCGGGTGATTTGGGGCTTTCCCCCCGGCGGTCGTTTGGCTATACGGCCGCTTCCTCAGATTTCGCCGCCGTAGCTCAGTGGTAGAGCGCATCCTTGGTAAGGCTGAGGTCGGCAGTTCAATCCTGCCCGGCGGCACCATCGGCCCCAAGCCCTGAACGGGTTTGGGGCCGACCTCATTTTTGGCCTGGCCTTTTCCATCCGTCCCGCCGTCGCGTCCGTATCAACAGGAACCGCGGAGGACCGATGATCGACAACCCCGAGAACTTTCCCATCGATACGCGCAACGCGGCCCTGGCCCTGATCCGCCAGTACGGGCCCGATGCGCAGGTCATCGCCATGCTGCGGGCCGCCGAGTTCGCAGCCCTCGGCGATGTGGACGGCCTGGCCGCCTGGGACGACATCATCGCCTGTATCGAGGCCTATGACTCCCTCGGCCCGGTGGGCGGCGTCGTCCACTAGACCGGCTCAGCGGGCGGGCGACCCCGCCAAGGCCAGAGCCTGCTGCGCCTCATAGGTCTCCACAGCCAGGCGCCGGGCGGCGTCGCAGGCCACAATCTGCGCGCCTCGGGTCACATAGCCGATCTCNAGATCCGCNAGCGTCGGCTGCGGCGGCAAGGTGTGCAGAGCGCAAGGCGCCTTGGCCTCATCCGCCAGGGCCAGCCGTGGCGCAGCCGATGAGGTCNGGGGCGGCTTCGCACAGCCGGCGGTCAGCATCGTGAAGCCGAGCAGCGCGCTCAACAGCCAGGGTCTCATGGCCATCCTCCGTTTTCAGGGCCTGGGGAATAAAGGCGCTCACCACCGCTTGACCCTGGACTGCGCGAGCCTGAGCCGCCGCTAGCCTTTGACCTGAGGCCCGTTCCCCCTCGGCCTCCAGCCGGGCGGCGTCACGTTCGCGGGTCAGGGTGGCGACTTCCGCCTCGCGGACTTCGCCGCCATCCCGGCGACCGGCCACATAGAGCGACAGGCCAGACACCGCCAACGCGCCCGCCGCCGCCGCCGTCACGAGAGCTCTGAGGGTCATGGACGCAGTCCCCGCACATAGCCCCGACCCGGTCGCCAGGTGAGGACCTCTCGCCGCCAGCGGCCGCCCAGGCCCAGATGAACCCAGGCGCCGGCCTCCTCGATTAGTTGATCAAAGGCCAGGTCAGAGGCTGCGATCGCCCGGCAGACCGTCAGCGGCGAGCCGAACTTCGGACAGATAAAGTCCGCCGCCTCCCCCCGCATGTGGGCGCTGCTGGCCGAGCCGCCGACCGCCCGGTTCACCGCCGGCGAGCGGTAGCCGCTGGTGATCGGGATCGGCGAATCCCCGAGCAGGACTCGAACCTGCTCCAGAACCTGCGCTGTGGCGCGCAGGCGCTCCAGAACGGCGGGCGGCGGGGTGTTGTCCAACCCCCGCTGCTGGGTGGCGGTCATCTCCTCCAGGGAGAAGTGCGCCGAGAGCCAGGTCGTCATGACTGGCCTCCAAAGGTGTTTTAGAGTTGCGTCCAATCAGGTCAGATCGCGGCGGCCGGCCGCCACCAGCTTGGCCCAGTCGGTGACTGTGGCCCCTGCCAGATAGAGCGTGCCCAGCACCACATTGGCCCCGATCAGGGCCAGGCCGAGCCACCGCAAGGCGACCGGGTCCTCCAGCCGCAGGATGATCGCGCCGAGCAGAGCGAAATTCGCGCCGCAGGCGGAATATGTGAAAATCCTGCGATAGAGCCAGCGGACTTCGATAGGCGGACGGGGCTCGCTCACGGGCTGCTCGTGGGCTTGAGGCCCAGGCCCGCGAGGAAGGCGATCACGCCGGTCGCCAGCCAGGGTGCGCTCCGGGCCAGCCAGGTCCAGAAGTCGGCGGCGCCGACCACCCGGTCCCGCTGGCTCTCCAGGTGGTCAATGCGGGCGAGCGCCCCCTTGAGCTCAGCTCGCAGGCCCTCCACCAGCTTGCCCGCCTCCAGAGCCTCCAACCGTGCAAGCCGTTCGCGAACGTCATCCATCTTGGCCGCCAGGCCTTCCAGCCGGGCGGTCTGGGCCGCCACATTCTCCCCGATCTGCCGCAGGGCCACGATCTGCGCGTCGGCCACGCCCGTGAGTCCGGTCATGTTGTCCCCGCAGGCTTGGCAGAGGGCCCCTTCTTGCCCATGCCGTAGATGGTGCTCGCGATGTCCGCCGCCTGGGCCAGGTTGTCGAGGAAGCTCGGCGTCTGGGTCGAGGTCCCCTTGGTGGTCGAGGTCCCTTCCGTCGTCGTGCCGCGGAACAGCTCCAGCGGCAGCCTGGACAGGATATCGGCCTGGCTGTTCAGGGCGGTATAGGGCGCCAGGCGATAGGCCTGGTCCACCCCGCGCACCTGCGCCCCGATGGCCGCCTGGGTCGCCACATCCTCCCGGTCGCTGGCGGCCCGGGCGCCAGCCAGGCCCGCCAGACCGTTGGCCGCCTGCAGACGCAGGGCCGCCGTCTGAGCGGCCAGCTGGGCGTTTTGCGCCGAAGCCTGCTGACGCCGCTCGGCGTCCTGACTGGCCAGCCCGGCGCTGGTGCTGAACATGTCCCTCAGCAGACCGGAAATCTGCGTATTGCGCGCCCGCGCCAGCTCGCCCTCGGTGAGCGAGCGGGTCAGGGCCGCCCCGGATCCGCCGAACGCGCCTTGCCCGGCGAGCGCCAGGTCCTGCGTCGCCCGGGTCCGCCCGGCCTCGGCGTCGAAGTCCGCCGTCGCCGCATCCACCACCTGCCCACGATAGGGATTGTAGTAGGCCTCGATGCCCTCCAGCAGGCTGACGGCCTGCACCTGCGGCGCCTCGGCCGCCGCCACGCCCCGGGTCCAATCCGCAGCCTCATCATAGGCGAAGCCGTAGCGGCCCAAGGCCGCCGCCCCCTGGGACGCCTGTCGCTCCCCGGCCGACAGGGGCGAGACCAGACTGTAGGGATCAAGCCGGCCGAGCTGACCGACCCGATCGCTCAACCCCTGCACCTGATCGGTCACCCAGAGCGGGTTGTTCGGCGTCACCGTCGCCCGCTCAGTGGAGGTGGATGTGGAAGAAGACTTCCGCTTGCCCATCACAGGCTCCTTTTCAAAACCGCGCCTTGGGACTGATAGCCATGGGCGCGCAGCACCCGCGCCCAGCCCGCCCGGCCTTCAATCGTGATCGCTTCGCAGCTCAGACCGCGCCCCCAGGCCTCGATCCCCGACCGCAGGGCGAGGACGGCTGCAAGGTCTCCGCCCGCCAGCCAGATGTGCAGAGTTCGGGCGTCCTGGGCGGTGACACACTGGGTGACCACCGCCGCGCCCTCGCCGGCCCAAAGCTGGGCGCGTCCGCTCTGAATGTCCGCCAACAGGGCCCCTTCGTCCCCATCTTCAGCCCGCAGCGCCGGCAACAGCCAATCGCGGCAGGCCGCCCAGGTCTGCGGGGTCACCGGCCGCCGGCGGGGACCACGTCGAACACCGGCCGACCGATCCGACCGCCTGTCGGCGCCCCCTGCCCGCTGAACCGCACCCGAAACAGCCGGCCCGTCGCCCGCAAATCAAGGCGGCTGGCGCCGGGCGCCAGGCCATAGGGTCCGTAGGTCCGGCTAGCCCCCTGCGGCTTCAATCGGGTGGTCAGTCGCAGGCTCGCCGCGCCGGCCTGCAGGGCCATGTCCGGCCACAGGCCGCGCACCATCAGCGTCTGGTCAGGATGCAACAGCTGGTCAGCGCTCTCGATGAACCAGGCGAAGGCCCCGCCATCGGCCGATTGACCGCGCTCGTGCCAATAGGCCCTGCCCTCTGGCGTTACCCCAATGGGGTCGCCCTGCGGGCCGGCGTCCACAAAAGCGGTCCGCGCCATGATCCCCCTGGACCAGGCGCCGTCCCCCAGACAGACGGCGAGATAGCGGCTGTTCTCGTTGCCGTCCCGCGCGTCGGGATAGTCAAAGCGCACCTCGTCATACAGGCTGAGGGTCGAGCCCGTGATCTTGTCTTCCTGGGCGCGGGCCAGGTGGCGCGCCAACTCCTCCCGGATCGGACAGGGCACGATCTCCACCGCCCCACCCAGGCTGTAGCTCCGAAACTGCAGGTCAGGCGCGATCCAGACGACCCTGGCGCCCGCCACCGCGAAGGCGTTGGGTCCGATCAGACCGCAATGCTCGCCCACCGGATCAAACCGCCAGGGTTGGTTCAGGGCGCCGACAAACGTCCCGACGAACAGCCGGTCCGATGTCCAGACTAGGATGAACTGACCCGCCGCGCAGGCCCCCACGATCCGTCCGCCGCCCGGCAGGACATATTCCCGCGCCGTGGTGTCCGGCGCCGTCGTCCAGCTCTCCGGGGACCTGACACCGCTGTGCCGGATACACAGCGGGTTGAAGACGCCAGAAACCTCTTCGTTGCAGCCCAGCGCGAAGATCTGGTCGGTATGAGACACCAGGGACACGCTGACCTGCCGCGGCGCCTGCGCCAGGGGGGCGGCCGCCTCGCCGGCGTCATTGGCCCACCGATAGAGGGCTCCACCCCGGGGGCTGGCGACCAGCTGCTCGCCGAACGCCGACAGGCTCCAGGTGCGCGGATAGAAATCGCTGGTCGACGGGGCCGAATAGGCTCCGGTGGAATAGGTCCCGGTGCCATAGCCCTGCCCACCGGTTCCATCGACGGCGCCGGGCGCGAAGGCCAGGCGAGGCGTCACCACCACGGCCGCCCCACCCCCGGTCGCGGACGCGGTCGCCGGCGCGCTGAACACATAGCTGAAGTGGTCCTGGTCAATGACCGTGACCACCGCACCGGAGAGGTTGGGGGTGACGCCGCCGACCGCCGTCGCGCCGGCCACATCCACAACCTCACCATCAGCCAGGCCATGCCCGGCCAGCCTCACCGTAACCACGTCTGAGCCCTCGCTCACCGCCAGAGGCGCCGGCTCCAACCTCACGGCCGGCCGGGCGAGCACCGGGGTGATGTCAAAGAGACCGCCGCCGATCCACACCTGCAGGGCGCTGTGGGTTCCAAACGCGACGTTCAGCCCCGCGGCGTTGTCGGTCCAGGCGAACACCTTGCGGCAGACGCCGGTGAGGTCTCCACCCCCAAGGGATTCCCACCCGCCGATCACCTGAGGTCGCCCGCGCCAGAACCGCACATTCGACCCATCCGCCCACCGCCCCGCGGCCGCAAACGAGGTCTCATCCCCCACAAGCCCAGGTGGAAGGTCGAGAGGTATTCTCATGACTGTCTCCCCTGATTAAAGTTCGTGAATGGACCCATTGCGCCACACGGCCGTCTCGACCCGCCTGGGACAAGTTTGGATAACTTCCAGGAGTTTGAAGCCCGGCCCAGCAGTGTTTCTAATTCATGGCGCCATGCAGTCAGCAGACGCGATCTCGCACATGACCAACTTGGTTCCCAATTGTGTTTTGGGCCACCTGCCAGGCCATGGTGTTCCGTCTCTTAGCGACGAAACCGTTGATGGATGGTCGAAGGCATTTGCTGTTGCGGCGTCGACTTACTTTGGAGACCGCGAAATTATACTTTCTGGCGAGTCGCTTGGCGCACTGATTTGTCTGGGAATGGGGCGATTTCAACTACCCTCTTTCCGCGCAGTCGTAGCGTTCGAGCCGCCGCTAACGCCTTCTTGGCCAATCGGTCGCGCAGCGTTGGCGGAGCCAATGGCAACTATGCTGAGGCAGTCCTATGGAGACCTGCTTGCAGCATGCAGATTGCCCGTAACCATCGTTGCCGGAAGGACCCCGCTGGAGCCTGAGCGCGAACTGAGTTCTACGCCGTCTCTCCTCTCTCGATCAGAGAAGGAAACGCTGCATCCGCTCATCGTTGATGGAGGTCATCAGCTTCTCAGTGAGAACCCTGGGGCGTGCGCAAAGCTCCTAAACGATGCGATGCAAAGCATAGATCAGACGACCGACGCCACCCGCGCCTGACGGACCGCCGCCGTCAGATCCACCCGAGCCTCCACCAGGCGATCCACCAGCCGCGCTTCCAGTTCCGAACGCGGAACCAATGCCGCCCATGAACTCAGCGAAACTGCTGTAACCGGCGAAAGACGGAGCGGTGCCACCCGAACTGTTACTCGGACCCGACTGAGAACCACTGAGATTCAGATATCCGCCGTTCGCATCACCCCCCGCGCCAGAGCCTTTTCCTCCACCAGCCAGCACGACATTCCCGGATGGGAGTTGGACCCAGCTATCACCACCGTCATGCCCCATGGTGCCGCCTTGTCCATTGCTGCCCCCGCCTGCGCCGACCACGTAAGGAACGCGCTGTCCACGAGTTAGCCGGACGGACTTGTACGAAGCCGAGCCGGACCCGCCTCCACGGTTATTGTTGAAGGCTGGTGAACCCGATGCGCCAGCGCCCCAAATGAACACTTCGAGAGTGCAAGCCTCTGAAGCAACGATTTCACCAGCACCAGCTGTCGTGACGAGTTGGATGGAGATCAACTCAGATCGCCCCCCGCCCCGCCGTCGAGGCTGATCGCCCCTGGGTCCCCACCCCATCACGGCAACGGGTCGTAGGCGCCGCCGGAAACCCGGCAGACGACGCCGTTGGCCACCGCCCCGCCGATGGCGAAGGCCAGACCCACCCCCGGCGGCAGGAACAGGGGGGCCTCCTCGCTGGCGTCGAACACCGCCTTGCCGCCGGCCGCGCTCGCCGAGGGAGCGGTGTTGGCGAGGGTCGCCGAGTCGATCAGGGTGTCGGTGGATCCCACCCGCCCATAGAGCTGACAATGGATCACCGCCCCGGGCGCGGCCCGGGTCAGGGCGTAGGCCTTGGTGATCCGCATCCCCTGCACATTGTCGGCGGCGGGCACCACCTCCACCGCATGGGTGGGGGCGTGAAAGGCGGTCTCGGCGGTGGTGGCCACCGCAGCATAGGCGATGGGTCGCTGGACAGCGATGAACTGATTGGTGGCGATGGCGCTCATAGGCTCTCCTCAGCCGAAATAGGCCAGGGCCACAGCCCGTCGCTCGGCGGCGACGGCCTGCTGGGCCTGGTCCTGGACATAGTCGGGAAGGGTGGTGACGAGCCGCCAGCCGGCGTCCTGGCCATCTGTGGCCACGACCTTGTCGGCATTGCCGGTCTGGGCCGGCAGGGCGCCGGCGTTGTAGCTCCAGGCAACGGCGTCGACATAGGACTTGAGGCTCAGACCGCCGACCCCGAGGGCGAACACTTCACCCCCGTCACAGGCCACCAGCGCAACGTCCTGCGGATCGACGCGCGCCACGGCCCCAGCCCCTGTGGTCAAGGTCACGGGGCCGCTGGCCCCATTGCGGACCAGATAGATCTTGCTGGTCGCCGGCAGGGTCACCGTGGCCGGTCCCACGCCCGAAAAGTCCAGCATGGCCCGCCGCGCCTCATCGTCGGCGGCGTTGGCGCTGGTCAGCACATGGTCGCCATCAAGGACGATGGCGCTGCGTCCGGCGATCGCCTGGTCCAGGCGGTCGATCACCTGGTTCAGGCGCGGCGCGCCCCAGGTGTTCAGGTTCTCCCCGGCCGCCTGCATCTCCAGGCGCAGGGAGGCGGTGTAGGTCGAAGGCATCAGATGACAGCTCCCGTGTCTTGCCGCACCCAGGCGGCGCCGTCAGAGACAGCCAGCGTCGAAAGATCAGCCACCAGGACCAGAGTCTGTGGCCAGTCGCTGGCCGGCGGCAGCTCGGCGGCCTTGCAGGAAAACAGCGGCGTTGGCGCACCTGGCGCCTGCAGCGCCCGCACAGCCTCAATCAGTTCCCCCAGCAGAGGCCGAAGAGACGGATCAACCTTTGGCCCAAGGCTCAGCATGTCCGGACCTCCAGCTGCGGCAGATCTGTGACCAGCCGCGCTAGGCCGTGGCGCCGGGCGTCAGCAGCGCGAGCCTGGACCAGGGCCATCTCGAACCGGGCGCCGAAATGTCCTGCCATCTCCCCATCCCGCAGATAGGGGCAAGCCTCGGCCAGGGCGGCGAACAGATAGAGGTCAGGATGCTCGGCCAGCACCGCATTGGTGGGTGACGCCGCGCTGAGCCGCAGTCGCCCTAACTGGCGAAGGACAAAACCCGTCTCCGCCGCACACGGCCGGTCCAGCAGGATCACGGCGCCTTGCAGGGTCCAATACTCCGGCCGCCCGGCCGTCTCCCTGTGCGGCGACATGCCGGCGGCCCGATAGCGCATGGGCTGGCGTTCGGCGCCCTCCTCCCGCCACAGGCCCAGCGCCTCGCGGCAGTCCTCTGGCAGGGCCACAGTCCGCGCCCCGGCGGCCGCAATCAGGCTCACCTCAGACTCCATCACCCCCAGCCGCAACTCACGGTTCAGCCGCGCCTCGGCCAGGGTGATGAAGTCGGCCGCCCGACCGGCCAGGTCGCTCCGCTCCAGCCAGTCGGCCACGGCGGTCTTCAGGTCGTCATAGGTTGTCAGCGCCATGCGCCCTCCTCCCAGCCAGACGGGCGGCGGCGGTCAGGCCCCCACCGCCCCAGTTCGTGTCAAACGGCGGGTGGGCCTAGTTATTGGCCAGGCGACAGGCCAGCTGCGGGCGCAGGGTCTGGAAGCCGTAGAGGACGTCCAGGCGGCAGGGGAACTTGTCGTTGTTGATGTCGTACTGCCGCACGATCCGCATGGAGACCCCGTCAAAGACCTCTCGCGCTGCGAAATCCACCCCCCGCGGCATCACCATGTCGGCGGTGGCGAAGGCGAAGGCGCCCTTGTGATAGGCCATGGACACCCCATGGGCAGCCCCGCCCGTCCCGGCCACCTGGATCTGCGCATTGTCGCCCGGCGCGTTCGACACGTTCTGCGCAGCGCCGCTGGTGACGATGGCCGGGGAGATCTGCAGATTGGCCACCCCTGAGCCGTTGGAGCTGGCGTCGGCCTTCACCACGAACTGCTGCTGCACGCCGGTGGACTGCTTGGTCTCGGGATGGACCCGGAACACGCCCGTGATGGTGAACACATCGCCGGCCTTCAGCACCGGCGAGCTATTGGCCCAGCCATCGGTGGCGAGCGTCCCGCCCGTCTGACCAGCCCCGTTCACCAGGGGCGACCCGGACTTGGACCCCACGGTGTGCGAGGGCCACAGCGTGTTTTCCATGAAGTCAAAGCCCGCGCTGCGGCCCATGAAGCCTTCGCGGTACTGCTTGGAGATGCTGGCCTTGTCGTTGAACAGGCCCTTCAAAGCGTCCACCAGGTCCACATTGTCCTGAGTGTTCAGGTTGCAGGTCCGGCCAGCCAGGGGCGCCAGATTGTCCACCAGGATCTTCCGGCCCTGCAGGATCTTGGCGAAGCTGGCCGCCGCCCCCTGGTTGTTCACCTGATTGTGGACGTCCTTGTACATGCCCATGGCGTCGGCCTCGATATTGGCCGCCAGCACGCTCATGGCCGGTTCGATGATCCGTTCGGAGAAGTCGTCCAGCGACAGGGTCAGGTCCACTGAGGTGAAGTTCAGATCCACCCCCTTCTGGGTCTGCACCTTCAGCTCGACGCTGGTCTCGGTGGTGTCCTGGGCGTCCAGGGTCGGGCCGGTGCGCACCACATACTGGTTGGGCAGGCGCACCTTCAGCGTGTCGCCCACCTTTGCGCCCTGGCGTGCGAAGCTGTCGTCATACTCCCGCGTGATCGAGCCCACGAAGTTCAGCTTCTGATGCAGCACACGCAGGGCTTCGCGGGTCACCGCGGTCGGGGAAAGCAGCGAATTGGCCATGAGATCTCGTCTTCCTTGAGGATGGAATGCGGGTCGGCGCGGCTGCGCCGGTCAGGTTGTCGGATAGGGATCGGGCGCGCGCTGGCGCCCGGCGTGGAACTACCGCCCGGCCATCGCCTGGGCGTTCCGGCGACGCATCCATTCGGCTGCGCCCATGTCGTCGCGCACCGCGCTGGCCGGGGCCGAGCCGCCGCCCACCTGCACAGCCGGGCGCACCTGCATGGCCGCCGCCCGGACCGGCGCAGCGCCGCCCATCTGCGGCGCTTGCGTCTGCGCCTGCAGCGCCGCCTCCCCCTGCTGGGCCCGGTGCAGGATCATCCACAGCCGGGGATCAGCCACCTCGCGAAGCTCCTCCAGGGTGACGCCGAAGGCCTGGGCGTATTCCACGAGCTTGGCCGCCACCTCCGGCGACCAGCCCTCGATCTGGCCGGCCAGGACCCGGCCGGTCTCCTCCAGCTCGATCCGCGCCCGCTCGCCGGCTGCGGCCCGAGCCATCTCGTCCTGCTGGGCCAGGGCCTGGCCATAGGCCTCGCGGGCCTGAGCGACATCGTTCGCCTGCGCCCACAGCGCCTGGGCCAGCTGCGGGTCCTGTTGGCTCAGCGCCTGCCAGTCGACGCCCTCGAACTGCGCCAACTGCTGCTCAAGGGCGATCAGCACCGCCCGATCCTGCGCGCTGGCGCTGGCGAGTTCGGCCTCCAGCTCCATCATCTTCGCCCGCTCGGCCAGGGCCCGGCGCTCAGCCGCCACAGCCTGGACGGCGCTCTCATGGTCGATGTTGGCCATCAGCTGCGCCTTCAGCGCCCGCGGCAGGCGATAGAACTGCCCGCCGTGCTCGATCTCGTCGATCTCGTCAGCGCCGGGGCCAAGCGGACGCGGATCGGCGCCGCCCTGATAGGTCGGGTCTTGCATCATCATGATGTCCTTGAATGTCTTCTAAAACACGCCAGGCGGATCAGGCGGCGCCCGTCGCCTTGAGACGGTTGGTCTGCGCCTCGAAGGCGGCGATCTCCAGCTTGCGGGTCTCTAGCGCCTGGTCCCGCCCCATGGCCTCCAGCTTCTGGTTGGCGGCGGCCAGGGCCTGGGACAGCTTCTCGATGGCCGCCCGGGCCTCGCCCAATTCCGGCGCTTCGCCCCGCACCTGCGCCGGCAGCAGGCTCGAAAGCCGCTGAGCGATCTCATCGGCGCCGGGCCAGTCCAGGTTGCGCGCCAGCAGATCGCCGATCACCGGGGCGGCGGCCGGATAGGCCCGGATCAGCTCGATCATCTGGGTCGCCGCCTCTTCCCGGCGGCTGGTGAAGCTGGGCCCGGCCCGCACCGTCAGGTCGTACTTGCCGACGCTCAGATCATAGATCCGCTTCACCTCGCGCACCTGGCCCTGGGCATCGGCCTCCCGCACCGCCACAGGCTGGTTTACATGCGCCAGCTTCGCCTCACCGCTCGGCCCCAGCACGCGCACCACCCGCGGGGCTGCGTACACCTTGGGGATCAGGTCGATCAGGATCCGCCCGGCGTGCCGGATCGCCCGGCTCAGATTGTCGATATAGTGGAAGGTGGAGACGTCCCCCTCCCGCTGGCGGGCCATGATCGCCCGGCCGCTGGTCTCGTTCGACCGCGCGCCCAGGCTGGCGTCATGCAGGCCCATGATCGCCTTCATGTCGTCGCTGGCGTTCAGCGCTTCCTGCAACGCGCCTGCCGGCACGCCGGCGAACGGTTGGCGCATCGGCGGCTCGGGGCCGTCATATTCGAGGTAGGCGTGGGTCTGTACATTGGCCGTGGCCCACTTCTCCGCATCGGTTTCGAACGCGCCCTTGCGCCCGATGAACGGCGCCTTGGGCGCCAGGGCCACCAGCTCGGTGGTCGTGGTCCGCCAGTAGTTGAACATCCGCTGCGGGTCCTTGGCGTCGCGGACCAGGCTGCGCAGCCGTCGCCGGCCGTCGATCCGCAGCTCCTCGCCAAAGACCGGCACGATGGGGATGAACCGCCCGGCCCACTCCACAGTCTCCAGCACCTCGGCGCCGGTGACCACGTGCTGCACCACGCGGTGGCTCGCCACCTGCCGCGGCGATCCGACGACGCTGACGCCCAGGGCGTCGAACAGCCCCTTCTGCGCCTCATAGGCGGAAAGCTCGATCACCTGGCCGTCGCTCAAGGCCACGATCTTGCGGGCTGTCGCCTCGCGACGCCAGAACTCGGCCACCGTCACCCGGTCGCCATCGCCCCACGCCTCGGTCAGGCCGCCATAGCCAGCCCCCGACCAGTCTGCCACCTCAGCCCCCTTCCAACGGGCCTGGAACGCCGCCCGCGGCAGGCTGTCGACCACGAAGGCGGTGTTCCAGTCGGACGAGTCCGCAGCTGTGGAGTCCGGGTCGCCATAGATGCTGAACGGATCGGCCACCCGCTCGATGACGATGTCCTGCTCGAAGCTGTCGTCCCGTGCGTAGCGGGTGTTGATCCGGAAATAGCCGAAGCCACAGGTCACGGCGAAATCCAGCGCCGTGTCATAGGCCACCTCTGCGTCGCTCGACTGCTCGATATGGCGGATCAGGCCATTGAAGATCTCGGCCGTCTGCGGGTCGGCGCCGTCGTCCACCGGATGGCAGGCGATGGCCGGCTTGTTCAACCGCGCGTCATTGACCACCTGCCGAATGAAGGCCGGCAGCCTGTTGATGGTCAGGCACGGCCGCCCGTCCAGCTCCCGATCCCGGCGCACCTTCTCCGGCCACTGCTCGCCCAGCCTGGCGAACCGCAAGTCGTCGCGGGCCTCCTCGCGGATCTCGGCCTCATGGGCCGACGCACGCTCGAACGCCTCGCGGGCGTCGCGCAGGATGTCGTCATGGGTCATGCAAACGCCCTTTGGCGTCCCAAGCCGGGGACGCTGTGTCAGAGAAATCCGAATTTCCTTAGGTACGTCCGGCTCTTAGCCGGCCGTCTTCACGAACGTCGCGCCATCCCAGGCGTACGCCTCGTCCTCGCCGTCCGCGGTCTTCACGACCAGGGACGGCGGACTATCGGCCTTCGCCTCACGCACCACCAGCGACTTCCCGGGCAGCGCCGTCATCGGCCGGCCCGGCGCCAGCATCACCGGATCGCGGCCCGCCGGAAACGCATAGATCGCGAAACTCTCATAGGCTTCGTCCAGCAGGATGGCCGCCTGGTCCTCACGCCCGTCGCCATCGAAGTCCGCCCGCACCGCCAGCCGCTGATAGTGGTCGAGCGCCTTCATCCAGGGAGGATCGTCTCCATAGATCGGCATCAGGTCCGCCGTCGTCCGGAAGACCCAACCGTCCGGCGGGATCACCGTCAGGCGGGGCATGTGACAGTCCAGTCGGCTCCGAACGCCACCATGGTCGCGGCAGCGCTCCCCGTACTCGAAAGCGCGGCCATTGCAGCCGACAACACAGGAGCCCATCAGCAAAACGACCATCACGACGGACGCGAGCAGGCCTCTCAGCAGCCGCCAGGTGGGAAAGGGAGGCGGTTCGATCGTCATGACGCCACCTCGACCAGGCGGCCTTCCGCCCACGTGTAGGTGGTATCCCGGGCCCTCCAGTCGACCCTTTGGCGCAAGGTGAAGCTCGCCGCCGCAGCGGAGGACGGTGCGGGCTTGTTAAATTCTACGGACACCGCATCCACCTCCGCGATGGGCCGCGCCTCGGTCAGCGCACGGGCCGCATCTCCGGAGAAATCGTCCCGGGAGAAGAAAGCGAAGACGCGGAACTGGGTCAGCGTCGGGTCCACAAGGACCGCAACCGCATCGCCTTCGCCGTCGCCGTCGAGATCGGCCCCGGACGCTGTGAGCCGCCCCCAGTCATGAGCCACGTCCTTGACCGCCGCCAACTCCGCGGCCTGTACGCTTTGCCAGCCGCGCGGCGTGCTCTGGCGCGCGCCGATGATGTAGCAGAGGCCATCTTCCCAATAGCCCGCCTGGTCATTGCAGCCGTCGCCGATCCAGAAGCCACCGGTGGCGTAGCCGCAGCTGCCGGCGCTCAGCATCGCCGCCCCCGCCGCCACCCACCGCCACTGCCTCGCCGCCATCCTCATCCCGCCAACTCATTAGCACCCTCAAGCCGGAACATATCACGAACTTACGGGCGAGAGTCTACCAGTAGCCGCCTATGTCATAGTCGTTTATCCGCCCTGGCCTAATCGCGAAGGCACCGCCACCAAGCGGAACAAGATCAGATGCCGTCGACACCTCTTGCCTCGCCTCGGGAGCGTCGATCGCGTCACTAAGATAGACCGGCTCCGCCTGACTGCCCGCCAGCGATGTCTTGCCCGCCGTGAGGCCGGAAGCGCGACCAGCCTCTACCTTTAGCCATGTCGGAGTGCCGTAGTAGAGCCGCTCAGCCATATTGAACCGCGGCAGGCCATTCTTCAGATCTCGGGAGTGTATCCGCTTGTGTACATTGGCGGGCAATTTTACGATGTTTGCTGGGTGGTTGATAATCCAGAGCGGCGCCGTGGAGGCCTGAGGAAAAAACCAGTGGTGCCCCGTTTCACCCTCCTTAAAGTACCCTTGTCTCGCCATGCGCTTACGCGTTGCGTTCCAAGTCCGGCTTGTTCCAGCTTTCATCGCAGCACGAATGCCGGCCTTACTTAGGGCCGTCGCCCCCCAGGCAAGGGGGTTTAACTCGCTCAAGAGCATGGCGCCATTGATCGCTACCCCTCGTCGATCGCCTTGCTTTAAGTCTGCGATCAGGCCGCGTGTGGACCCCCAAACGGGTATTAAGCTCTCGACGAAGCCAGGGTCGCGCGACCAGAACCCCGTCGTCTGCGCCGCTCCTGGGCGTCGACCTATGACCTCGATCTCGCTGACCGTAGTCTCATCTGCCGCACCCACATTCCGCGCGGCTCCGGGAGCGCTCGTGCGCCAACCGAAGTAGGGCTCGCTCATATCAGGCAGTCCTCATTTCTGTTGTCGTCAATAGGCGGCCATCACCCCATCCAGCTCCCGCTCGCCCCGCTCCCGGCCCGCCGCCCCGCCCGCCGCGCCCCCGCCCCGCGGCGGTTCAGGGCGAACTCGCCGAAAGCGTCCGCGCCGTGGCTGGCGGCGTCGTGCAGCGGCCC